CGCAATTAATAAAGCATACACTGATGCGTTAGCATCTCTTGGCTTTGATCCTATTGCGAGATCACGCTTAGGCGTTGCAGAGGTCAAGGCTGCAACCTCTATTGACAAACTTTTGGAAAGAAGGCACAACAGAGCCAAGGCTGATACAATTATTGTTGAGGTTGAATCTGAATTGATAGAACAAGGGGAAACAATTAACAATGAAGCAAATAGCAATTAACGATATAGGAACGGCAGAGGATTTTATGGCTGCCATAGACGCATCTATGAAGATCTTTAAGGTCAAAGAGCCAGTATCTGGCACAGTTGTCCAGATTGATCGTGATGGCGTACTGGTAGATATTGGTGATAAGACAGAAGCCTTTATCCCAAATAGTGAAATTTCAAATCGCAAAGATGCCTATGTCCATGATATTGTCAAACTTGGCCAGGTAGTAGAAGCAACAATTATAAGCAAAAGCCAAGAAGGACAATATGTTCTATCCCTAAAGCAGAATGAAGTAGAAGCCATGTGGGAAGATCTTCAAAAGAGTTTTGAACTATCTCTTCCTATTATGGGCAAAGTTGTTAAAATTGTTAAGGGTGGCCTAATTGTAGATATTGGTCTAAAGGCCTTTTTGCCTGGTTCATTAGTTGATACAAATAGGGTAACAGATTTTGCTCCATATATTGGCCATGAGGCTGAATTCCTAATTCACTCAATTGATAAAGAAAAAGGAAGTATCGTTCTTAATCGCCGTTCACTTATTGAGCAAATGCAAAAGGAAGATAAGCAAATAGAGTTTGCCAAATTAGCAGTAGGGCAAACACATCAAGGTATTGTGTCAGGAATAACTGACTATGGAATATTTGTTGAAATTGGAATGCTTTCTGGACTAATCCACAAATCAAAGATGGGTAATTTTACTATTGAGCAGTTCACTATTGGACACTCAATAGATGTTGAAATCATAGAAATTGACTTTGATAAGAGCAGGTTGTCCTTAGCGTTAAGAGGTTAAGATGACTTGGCCTCCAACATTTTTATCGCCTGTTTCAGAAACTGAGTTATCTAACTCTCGTGGCTATGAAGTAATAGATTTTATTGAGACTCTCTGTCATTTGACTGAAGACTCTATCGCTGGCAAGACTGGTGAGAAGTTTATTCTTAGACCCTGGCAAAAAGAACTTCTTGTAAATCTTTATGCTGAGAGAGAAGATGGGATGCTAAAGCATCGTCGTGCTTTGATTGGCGTTCCACGCAAGAACGGAAAGTCAGCCCTTATTGCTTCTCTGGTTTTAGAGCAAATTGTTTTAGGAGTTAATGGTGGTCAGATTTATTCTGCTGCTGCTGATAAAGAACAGGCTCGTATCATTTTCAAAACGGTAAAGAAGATGATTGAACTTGAGCCAGAGTTAAAAGATATATTAGAAGTGTATCAAAACACTATATATAACCCTATGACAGGTTCTGTTTACAGAGCATTATCATCTGAATCCTTTACAAAAGAAGGTTTAAACTCTACTTTTATTGTTATAGATGAGTTACATGCACAGCAAAATAGAGAACTTTATGATGTTTTATCACTATCTATGGGTGCAAGATTAGAGCCAATGTTGGTAGCAATTACCACAGCAGGCACTAAATATGACTCTGCAGGTAAGGATTCTATCTGTTACCAGATGTATAACAGAGGAATTCAGATAGCAAAAGGAGAGATTGAAGACCCTTCTTTCTTCTTTGCCTGGTATCAGGGTGATGAAAAACTCAATTACAAGGATCCTGAGAACTGGTATTTAGCAAATCCTTCAATGGGAGATATTGTTTCTGAAGAGGATATGCTTTCTGCATCATTGCTTACCCCAGAGTCAGAGTTTAAAACTAAGAGATTAAATATCTGGACTTCTACAGGTCAATCATGGATTCCATCAGACGCTTGGGATGCTCTTGAACTTAAGAACAGAGAAATCATTCATGGAGAAGACACTATTATTTCATTTGACGGTGCCTTCTCAAATGACTCAACTGCTATAGTTGCCTGGTACTTAGGTGGAGAAAAGCCTCACTTAGAAATAGTAGACTTATGGGAACTGCCAGAGATGGATCCAGATCCTATGTGGTCAGTGCCTATTGCAGAGGTAGAAAAGACTCTTGTAGACACCTATAGAGATCCAAGTATAAGCGTCAGAGAAGTAGTATTTGATCCAGCAAGATGGTCCAGAACCTTTATGTTGCTTGATGAAGAAGGAATGCCTGTCATTGCATATCCAAACTCAGCAGAGCGTATGGTTCCAGCCACACAGAAATTTTACGAGGCAGTGATGAATCAATCATTTACTCATAATGGCGATGAAAGACTTGCCAGACATATAGCAAACACTGTTACAAAAACTTCATCTCGTGGTATTATGGTAGCCAAGGCTACTAATAAGCGTAAGATTGACGCTGCAGTAGCAGCAATATTTGGCTATGATCGTGCAACAGCACCAAAGCCACCTAAACAACCTGTAGCCAGGTTTCATTCAATATAGGAGCATAATGAAAAAACTAAAGATAGACTGGCCAGTAATAACAGAAGTTACTGGTGTTGGTCTTACAACATACGGACTATTCCTAATATTCCCACCAGTTAGTTTTATTGCATTAGGCCTATTTTTAGTTTACATTACGGAAAAGGAGTAATTGTGGCAATCGCAGGAATTTATAACTTTACTCTTGACCAAGGTTCTACATGGACTCTACAAATAGTCTATAAGGATTCAAACGGGAACCCAGTTAACTTGACTGGCTATACATCAGAGATGCAGATTCGTCGCAAGTTTGATTCTGATACTCCTGTACTAACTCTTTCTACTTCAAATGGTGGAATTACAATAGTTCCCTTGACAGGAACACTAAATTTAATAGCAACAGACGAGCAAGCAGCAATTGAACCAGGCTTCTATGTTTATGACTTAGAACTAAGCATTGGTGGAGTCAGAACTCGTTTAATTCAAGGTCAAGTTACAGTTAGTGGAGAGGTTACAAGATAATGACTTCAATATCAAATCAAGTAGTAGTCAATGAAACAAACAACATTGTAACCGTATCTGCACCAGGACCAGCAGGAGCACCTGGAATCACAGGAGCCACTGGCCCTACAGGAGCAACAGGAGTTACAGGAGCAACTGGTCCAACAGGAGCAGGAGTAACTGGTGCAACTGGACCAACGGGAGCCACTGGAGATATTGGTCCTACAGGTGTTACAGGAAGTACAGGACCTGCAGGAGTAACAGGACCATCAGGATCTACAGGAGCCACAGGAAGTACTGGAGCCACAGGACCTATTGGCGTTACAGGAGTTACTGGTCCTCAAGGAGTTACAGGAGATACTGGAGCAACAGGCAGTACTGGCCCAGTTGGAAGTACAGGCTCTACAGGCCCTATTGGTGTTACAGGAGATACAGGTGCCACAGGAAGTACAGGTTCAACAGGACCAATTGGAGCAACTGGAAGCACTGGCCCTACTGGTGCCACAGGAGCGACGGGACCAACAGGAGCAGACGGTGGATCATCAAACTTCTATGACTATAAAGCAAAAACAACTATTACTACAGGAGATCCTGGTAATACACATCTTATTTGGAACAATGCAACACAAACATCTGCAACACAAATCAATGTAAGTCATATTGATAAAGATGGGTTTGATATTGATATCTTCTTGGCTTTGATCAAGGATAACGATACTTTAATTATTCAAGACGCTTCAGATTCTAACAATTTTCAAAAATGGGAAGTAAATGCAACACCAACATTACAAGTAGGCTATGTTGAAATTCCAGTAACACTTGTAACATCAGGTGGAACAGGAACAACTAACTTTGGTAATAACTTAGATGTTCTACTTGTAATCTTTAGTGCAGGTATCGTTGGGCCAACTGGTCCTTCAGGTGCCACAGGTGTAACTGGTCCGCAAGGAGTTACTGGCGATACAGGACCTACAGGATCTACAGGAAGTACTGGTCCCGTTGGCGCAACAGGTGCTACTGGACCACAAGGCGTTACTGGTGATACTGGTGCAACTGGTTCAACAGGTCCAATTGGTGTAACAGGTGTTACAGGCCCACAAGGTGTAACTGGCGATACAGGAGCAACTGGGGCTACTGGCCCTCAAGGAGTAACTGGTGATGTTGGACCTACTGGTGCAACTGGTGCTGGATTTACGGGTGCTACTGGCCCAACTGGTCCTACAGGAGATGTTGGACCTACAGGTGCTACAGGACCTACAGGCGTAGGCACCACAGGTGCTACAGGTGCTACAGGACCTGGTGGTGGAGATTTAACAGCAGGACCAATTCTATCTACATCAGGAACATCTTCTATTAATCCTGCAAATGCGACGGGAACTGGAAGTACTTTTGTACTAAATGCTGGTACTCCTCAAATAACTTCAGGTATAGAATTAGAAACATCATCTGCATTTGGAGCACTGGTTATAGGCAAGGGTGGTGGGTCACGATTTGGATCTGTAGCAATTGGTAACAGTGAGACACTCTTTAGCACCACAACAGGTCAGCAAAACATCGCTATTGGTGGTCGTGCTTTAAGAGAGAACACTACTGGTGACAACAATATGTCTATTGGTACTGAAAGCCTTAGAAACAATACCACTGGTACAGAAAATGTTGGTGTTGGTACATTTGCTCTTTACAACAATGCTACAGGTAGTTTTAATACTGCTATTGGTGCAGCAGCACTAAATGGAGCATCAGGTGCTAACATAAGTCAGAATGTTGCTATTGGTAATGGAACACTTCTTGTAACTCAGACAAATGGTCAGGTTGCAGTTGGATATCATGCATTATACGACAATACAACTGGTGTAGAAAATGTTGCTGTTGG